TTTTAGTTTTATCTTTCGGAACTGCTACACGATGGGCTTCGTATGCCCGTTTTCCACACCCCTTACCTATATAATATGGTGTACCTGCCGGTGCTGTTTTGCTATCTTTGTTTCGTAAATATGCGTAAATATAATAAGTCATAGAAATATTTATCATATTTTAATAGGAACCTTTAATATTATGATTGCGTCCAGCCTGCTCTAAGTCCCATGCCACCCGGATCTTAACTACGCCAGAAACTGCCGATGAAATTATAGAATGTGTTGTTAATAATCTGCCATACTTCTCTGATGCCTTTGCTGCATCTTTTATATCCTTATCCCATTTTGGAAAAGCTACTGCCCAGTTATTTTCTATTGCAACATTTACCAAATCATAGCCTTTTTTATCCCTATCAGGGCACACAATGATTTCTTTTTGTAATCTATTTATAATATCTACTTTATCCTGTCCTACCTCGCCTAATATACTAACGCCGTCGACGCACAACGCATCTAACACGCCTTCTGTAACAATTACATATTTACGTGACCAGTCCTGTTGATGATCTAGATTATATACAAAGTCTTGAGGGCATTGCTGATAATACTTTGGTATAGATTTATCAAGTAAATTATAACATAATCTTGATGTAAACCCAACAATTTTATTCTTATGATAATATGGAATAATCAATCGTTGGTTTACATTATGTAATGTGGAAGGTGACCAATAAAAATTATCTAAATCAAATAGTTTTCTATCTAATGCATAATTAACTACTTTCATAAAATCAGGATCATCTAATCCATACTCTAACCATTCAGTAACGGTTAATGATTCTTCTGGCAAATCTTTAGGATGCCATTTGTTGAATAGATTTTTAAGTTTATTTTCTTTGTTGGGTTGTGATTCTTCGTCACCTTCTCTAACAGATTGTATTTGATTTTTCTGTTTGAATATTTCAAATTCGATATATTGTATGAACTTGGTGTCTATTTGTAAATTAGTTAATAAAAATTTAAAAGACTTTGATAATTCCTCACCTTCTGTATAAGATGCCGAAAATCCACAATTAAAACAGTTACATGCGATGGAATTTGCGTTGAATTGTATACCGAAACGATGCCGGGTATCTCGTCCATGCCCTTGCGTATGGCACAGTGGGCAGTTTCTCTTTCCCCAATTCTTCGGAGCCTGTTTTAGAGGACCAATGTTTGCAAGTATTGCATCTTTAATTGTATCTATTATACTCATTTACTAAGTATAACAGATTAGTTGCAGAAACTCAATAATTCCTATAACATTTTATATAAAGTTATTTATTAGGTACACAATTGTTAACTTTCTTGCCGCCTTTTATTTTTGTACCGGATTTATGATAACCTTTCCAGCACTTAGGGTCCAGACGTTGCTTAACACTTTCTTCAATACTTAAATTATTTTCTAAATCTTTTTTAATTAATTGCAATAGTTCTTTGGCTGCTCCGTCACCCCATTCTAAACTTTTAACAATGGCGTTAGCACCTTCTGTATCTATTTCAGCAATTATATGTGATAGCATTTCTTTTGTTAAGTGTGGAAGTCCAGTACTATCTCCTTCAGCTTCTAATATACTAATTTCTAGTTGCTTAATTTTTTTTGATTCTTTTAGTATTTCGTATAATCTCATTTTAATTCCTGATAATAATTTTTAACATTTTGCCATGATCAAATACTGCTGTGGATGGTAAAAGACGGAATTTCATCCACATAAAATTTGCTTGAAATGTCCATGCCTGTGTCCCTGTATAGCCAACATATTCTATATCCTCTGACATAGTCGATGGATAAATTTTAAACCAACGTGCTTCAGTAAGATATGCATCAGGAGTTTCTTCGAGTGTTCCCCAAAGTTCTAATGTACCTGTAAAGTTTTCAGTATAAGTTGAGAATGATTGAACTGATTCTTTATGATTCATTACTCTGCCGCCAGGTATTCTGCTACTATAAAAACATGGTCGACCTATAGATCCAGGAGAAGCAGTATAGTCAGAGACCCAATTATCTGGGCCTATAGTAATACTCGGGACCGGAGCTTTAAGCGCCTGCTCTGTAATTTCTATTTCCATAGACATATTATCATTCAAATCGCTATACATTGGTTTTTCTATATAATATCCCGGAATATTAGAAACAAATTCTTCAGTTCTAATAATAACCATATTATAAATACCTGGTGCAATATCTGCAATATCTCCACTATCAATTATTAAATTAATTATGCCTTTTGCTACTCCAATATTACATAGTTGTTCTAATACAATTGTACTATTTTCGGGATTGATAATCCTAGCATATACTTGCTGGTTACTTGGTATGGTAACAGGGCTTCTGTCTGGAGCTAATGCTCTAAAAATGATTTTGTTATCTACCCCTTTATGTATTTTAATTTTATTTTTGTGCATTGGACTATTATCCTTGTGAAAACAGAGGCTACCATCTACAGACAATAATTGACGTATATGGTCATAGAGATATAATTTATTAAAAGTTGTGTCGGTCATTATTTACCATATGTATTTTTAATGTATTCTACTGCTGGTGCATAATCCCCACCTAAATCGTCAAAATCTCCATTTAGTGTCATCTGCATTTTATCAGGATGATCGACTAGATACCTGGCCTTGGCATGCCATGGGTAATGTGCTGCAATTATATTAATCGGCGGTACATCCATTAGTACGAACGGAGAATCCCACTTATCTTCTGGAACTTGAAACTCTAACGTAGGTCGCGAACCTGGTTTTCCGTAAAACCCAGTTTTGCTTGCATAGATGGCTCTGGGACCTTCTATCCCACGTGCATTTGCTAGTTTAAGTCCAGTATGTTCGATGGATCGTAAACTATCCTCATCTGTTTGATGGTATAGTCTAACATAACCCGGTAGTATAGGTGTAGTGCCAGGTTCGGGTGGCAGACTATGTGTTATGTCGTAGGACTCACTTAATATAATTAATTCATATAATCTCATATCTGTATTTATCACATAAACATCAAAAAAATTTTGATTTAAAGATCTAAATATATAAATAAGGGTATGATAGATATTAATGACATTAAAGAAAAATTCCCATTTTTAAGTGGGTTACGTTGCCAGACATACGAGTATATTGGTATCATTCAGAATTCTGATGACAAAATTATAAGCTTTTATGATTATGAAGCTATACGTTCTCCAGAAGAAAAATTATTATTCTTGCAGTTAGGTGAAATATGGTGGTGGGAAAGTAATAGAATTTTACCAATAAATATTTTCCTACAAGGACAAATGATACCATTTAGATATTGTATAAAGACTGTAGTAAATAAAGAAGTCGAAATAATGTTTGGTACATTAACTAGTCTTAATAATATAATGAAAAAGCGTATCAAAAAACGTCAAATACAATTAATCAGAAGTATCGATTAATCAAAGTATTTTTAAAGTTGAATTATCTACTATCATATATTATTCTTTCGACATTTTTTCTATTAGTAAATTAAGATTCACAATGATAGCTAAACTGTAAGCGATAGAATGAGATTTTTTGAATTCATAAGTATCATTACCGTTTTTTACCCAAACTTCTTTTCTAATCCTGTCCCATCCACTTTGTTGTAAATGAGCCTTTGATGGTCGAATAATTGCAAGTATCATTGCCAGGTCTTCTACTGATTTCGGTTTATACATCTGTAACAAATGACTATAACCATTAAGGTGGAATAGCTGATCGGTTATTTCTTTATATTCAAAGAAGTCCCATGCAGGTTCTTTATCAAGCAATTCTAATAAGTGATCTTCATCACGCACACCTTCGTACATATTGACATTAAGAAAGTCTATCTTAAAGTATCCGTACTCATTGGCAATTTTGTGACCTAGTGTGGATATGTTTGTTGTTGGGTCTCGTGGAATGTTTTGGAAATACACACCAGTGTTGTGCTTTTCGAATTTGTCATCTGGGCGGTCGATACGCCCGTAAATGCACTCGATACCTTTTAGGATATCGTCTCTTCTAAATACGTCTACGTCGACGTCGGTCGATACTCTTTTCATAGTGATTCGTAAATATTCTGCAATTCGGTATAAATATTTTTTGCTGCTAATATATCAGGATCATTAACCAAAAAACCATAATTCACAAAAGAAGTAATATCCGATAATATATTTTGTATATCGCTTTTTAATATATTTCGTCGATTAATACTTTTACCAACGACCCCGTATACGGATATAACATTACTATAGTCACAAATAAAATCATATCTAATGCCTTTTAATGCAAGAACAAGCTTATCTTGATTGCTAATTTCATTTATTTTCATTCTGTCGATCCTCTTCTTTCCATTCTTCGATCATTTTTTTCATCTTAGTTTGGCGTTCTAATGATCTTTCGTGTATCTCTTTCAAAAAAGCCTGTGATTCCAGAGAATTCACATCTTTTGGTTGTTGATTTATTAATTCGTCTATTTTCTTTTTCATATATCTTGGCCTTTCGTCTAATTTAATGTTTTCATTAATGGTATATACGGCGCATAGAATACATCGAGAGATCGTTGTGAAAGAAAATAACATTCATTCTGTTTATATCCAGGAAATTTTAGTTTGAACACAGTCAAGTCTTCATCATTTACAAACGACACTGTTTTTGTGCTCAACAATAACGAAACACTTTCTAAACCAAAATGGTTAATTATCCATTGCCATTCTTGAACACCACCTATGTATACGGTATTCATAATCCTGCTTGTTCTAGTAATGTACGGATATATTCGACATCCTCTTTATCTTTCTTAAACTTCTTCATCCAAAAGCCTGCATCAATTACTAATCTAATCATCTTTGAATGATCGTCGTTAAATCGTAACATTAATGCTTCGCCAGATTCTGCTAGATATAAAACCCACGGGCTTATTCTACCTGTCCTGATAAGATGTGCTGATTCGTTTACATTCACTTCTGAGAAGAATTTACTAAATTCTGTATTATTATTTTCGCACCATATCATGATTTCTGTTATAGAACGTTCTGTTGCGTTAATTGCGGGCTCTTTCTTTACTAAATCTTCTATGTATAAATCATATACAAAGTCTTTAGACCAATCTTTTAATTTTACACCAGCTAGAATAACATATTCTATATATTTTTCGATATAGATAGGTTTCAATATTGCTAGATGATTTCCAAATCTAGCAAAGTCTATATAGTAAGGACTATCAATAAATTCCTCAATAGTTTTTATTTTCTTACTTTGTGTAGTTAATTCGTAGAATCTTTGGAATGCTCTAAGTCCAAAACGTGGACCAGCTTGATTGATATCTAAATACCGCTGTTTCTTAACACACATGTGTGTGGATAAAGTCGAAATCTTAGCAAATGATTTATTACAGTGCTTACATATATTTGGTTGTTGCATTGGCTTCTTAGCTAACAAGATTATTTTCCATTAACACCGCCCTTGAGTAATTCTTTAATTGTTTTATCATCAAATCCATTATCTTTAAAAAATTCTTCAAGATCTTCTTTTGTATTTAATTTAAGTAATAATTCAATATCGTCGTCTTTCATTAGTGGGTATAAATTAAGTAATAATTCTTCTATCTTATTTTTCTTAATACCCTTGCCCGGTGGTATCCACGGATGATATTGCTTTCTATTTGTGCCACATAGTGCTAATAACTTCCATTGTAACTCTGGATGCTTTGATATTGTATTAAAATTATTATTAACTATATCGTTTATCATAATTAAATGATGTTCTGCATAATTCTGGGATGAACTCATATAGCGCATAAGAAGCCATAGACTAATTTCTTTTTTATGTTCAGGTGAGAGATTAGTATAAAAATCCATATTACAAAAGTCCATTGCAGGTAATTCCATCTCTAGAGTAAGAGTACTTGCTTTTTTTTTAATTTTCTCATCTTCTTCAACAATAATGGCTTCAGGATTCATTTCATAGAATCCTGATAACCAATCACCCATATCACCCATATTATTCATTATATCGAATTCCTATATGATGTTCTGTCCATACTAGCTATGTCATTACGTAATTTTTCTATCTCTATAGCTGCTTCGTCTAGTAAGTCAGCTATACGGTCTGATTTACCTTCCTGAACGCTTTTACGTGATGGTATCTGTCTACGTATCTCTGCTCTTTTATGCAGTCGGAATACTAAATCGTCTATCTTATCCAAGATTATTTTCCATCCAGAACATAGCTTCTCTAATTTTTTGTTTAAAAAACAAAGGTTCTTTAGCAAAATTAGCAGATTCTAGCATTAAATTTAAATCTTTTAATATGATTTTACGTGTCTTTTTGGAAAGTTTTTTTTCTTTCTGTACATCGTATATGTACTCATTATTGTACTGGGGCATATGTCTCCTAAATGATATTAAAAATTATAACATAGTTTACTCAAAAAGCGCGCCGATATCAATTACATCGGGCAGCTTACTAATTTCCTTTACAAATAACGCACATTCCGGAAATGGTGATTCGTCCAGGGGTACAACTAGGATATTACCATTTTTTAACTTGGGAAAGAACCATTTAACTTCGGCGTATACGTTTGTAATACTTATTTCTTGTGGACGCGGAACCATATGTCTTAAAGGGTTAAATACCATTGTATGAAATCCTCTATCATTAAGACTAGTGAGCGGCATTAGTTCCAAATCACTATAGTCTGAATCACATACTAGAATCGACCAATCTAATGGCATCTGAACAGTATATTTTCCTATCTGCAGGACTACTGCTGGTGCATAAAAACTTTCTAAAAAGATAAGGGGAATAAAAAAATAATCTGGGTTTTTAGGATCCGAATAATCTAAAACACAGAAACGAATATCTTCGATTTCATTTGGTATCTTATTTAGGTCATATGCTACATTGTCGTTGGTCAGGATGTTCAAATTTAATACTCCGGGGTTACGTATAAATTAGATGAATAAACATAATGTTTAAGTATCTATTTGCTATTGATAAAATATACTATTATATTAACATAATAACATAATTTAACTAAGTGAGCAAGAATTTCAGTAAGGTACTATCGAAATCCCAATGTTTTCCGGTGGTCTTCCCACTGCTTGTCTAATTCTTGCATATCTCTTTTTTCGGTATACGATCCAATTGATATCTGATTGGCAGAAACTCCGCATCTTATAAGATAATCACACAACATATTTTCGAATCCTGAATGAATATATGACATAAATGTAATCTTTTCTGCAGTCTCCGAATCATCCTGAAATATTAGCGTAGCATATACCCGGGTAGTAGTTACTATACCTGTTAGTGGTGCTCTTTCGTTTGTTAAAAGATTAATACGTGACCCAGAAGGTACTATTATCTCTTCATATCGTTCTACACAAGTTACCGTTAAGTCGTTAGCTTTGAAAAATGTTTCTAGTAAAATCTTATATCCATAAGATATTTGTGTTTTTATGTTCATTTTAATAGTCTACCTTTTTAACGCTAAAAGGATATTCTGCTTCTTTATAAAACACTTTTCGCCGTGTTAAGTGTCGTTTTGAGAATTTACAATTGGAACATACATCATATACGTTCACAAAGTCTTTATCAGGAGCAACCCTAATACCGCGGCCGATACTTTGAATTACTCTAACAAAACTCTTTCCAGCCTCAAATAATACAAGATTATATATACGAACAATATTAATACCCGTTGATGCCACGCCGTACGTAGCTATAATAACCTTGCCATCAACTT